GAAATCGTAGATGGTCTAAAAAAAGGAATGGCTTTAGATTTGAATATTCCTGATCATTTAAATTTTGTCAGATATATGTATCAATGTTTTGAGTCTGATTTACATAAATATCAAAAAATGTATGACTATTATAAAGGCAATACAGATGCTATGGCCGATTACAAAACAATTACACAAAGGTCGAATTTAAAAGTAAATACTAATTTTTTTAAAAAATTTGTAAAGGAAGAGGTCTCTTATACTGTAGGAAATCCTATTACTTATGAAAGTAAAGAACAACCAGGTTTATTGGATGAATTAACATCAACTATGGCTTTATGGAATAAAAATCATGACAGTGACTTAATGAAATACATGGTTATATTTACAAAAGTATTTGAACTTTATCGATATGATGAAGAAGGTTTTAAAAGTGTTATTTCAACTCCTTTAACAGGATATGCATATCAAGATGAATATGACAATGTTTTGTTTTATATGGATGTAAAAGTAGAACACTTAGATGTAGATGTTTATCATATAGATGTTTATACAAAAAAATGTATTTATCATTTAGATAGAGAGTTTAATCAAGTTGAACCTCCAACAAACCATAGATTTGGTACAATACCTGTTTCAGTAGGAAAATTAACTGAAGAACTAACAGAAGATAGTTTATATAAAGACTTAAAAGGATTACAAGATGCTTATGAAACTAATTTATCTGACTTAGGAAATGAAATTTCAGACTTTAGAAATGCATATATGGTTATGACAGATTGTGAATTTGAAGAAGAAAAAATAGTTGTTGATGAAGAAACTGGAAAAGAAACGAAAATAGATCCAATTTTAGAAATGAAGAAAAAAGGCATCTTAATGGTAGGAAAAGAAGGTAAAATTCAATGGTTAATTAAGCAAATTAATGATACTTTTGTACAAAATACGCTAGACAGATATAAAGATGATATGTATCAAATAAGTTGTCATATAAATCACAACGAAAGATTACAATCAAATTTAAGCGGAATTACACTTAGAAGTAGATTAATAGCACTGGAAAATAAATGTGCACTTCAAATAAATGCTCACTCAAATATAGTTACAAATAGATTGAAATTTTGGTGCAATTATATAAATTACTTTAAAGCAAAGAATTTTGATTGGAAAAAAATAAAAATTATTTATACTGCAAATATCCCTCAAGATGATTTAGCTACAGCTCAAATGCTTAGTCAAGTTCCTCCTGGAGTTATTTCCAAGAGAACAGCATCAAGTAGATTTGGATTTATAGTAGATTTAGATGCTGAACAAAGACAAATTGCAAGAGAATATGAAGAAGAAATGAAGAGGGAAGATGAAAGTTTAGGTGAATTGTATGGCGATAAACACCAACACACAGAAGCAAACATCGAAGAATAGAAGTGCTGAAGAAACTAAAAGTTTCATGGAAAAAGCATATAATCAGGCCGAACAGGAACTTGAAAAATATCTTAAAAAGATGAATAAAACAGATAAGCAGATTAGAGAGTTGATGGAAACTGCTAATTTTGCTTATCAAATAGAAAAAACATCAAAAGATTACGAAAGTGCTGAAAGATTTATTGTTATAGCAGTTCTATCAATGCTTAATAACGAAGATGAATGGCTTGAAGATTTAATAGATAACTTCTTTGATGAAATGTTTGAAGAAATTGTAGAGTATTTTGGATATTTTGTAGACAATGAAGAAAAGCAGAAAATATTAAATAGAAAATACGAAGGTAAAACGTATAAGCAAAGAATACAAAGCAATATGGCTAAAATAAATAATCGAACTAAAAAAAGATTGAAAATAGCTTATAACAAGAAGAATTTATACAATATCGCATCATGGCTAACACCAAGACAAAAGATGAGTAGAAAAAGAGCAAGAGGAATATTGATATCTGAGCTTAGTAGAATAGCAAATGATATCTTTATTTATTGTAATAGAGATAAAAAATTTATGTATTGTTCAGTTTTAGAAGAAAGAACATGCAGTGATTGTGAAAGTATGCATGGTGTTACCTTAAGTGCTGAAGAAGCTTATGATTTAATACCACAGCATAACTTCTGTAAATGTTATTTTATAGTTATAAGATGATAGGAGAGAAATAAATGAAATTACAAGATACAGTAGATTTAATGTTAGGAACAGATTTTAAAGATAGATTTAAAGCTGAATATTATCAACTGGATAATAGAATAGCTGGACTACAAAGAATGTTAGAAGGATATAAAAATGGAACACTTAATTTTACTCCTAACTGCTCATACGAAATACTACATACTCAATTAGTATATATGGAAGCTTACAGAAATGTATTAGAAGAAAGAGCAGAAATAGAAAATATAGAATTGTAGGTGTATTATGAGAAATTTATTACTTAAAATAGGAGTAAGAATGGGCTGGGTTATAAGTCTAAACATCTTATTTAATTTAGCAACATATGGTGAAAACTCACCTTATTACAAAAGATATTATAAGAAATACCTAAAAAGAGATAAAAGGAGAAATTTATGAACGAACAACAATTTTTAGATTGGTGTAAAGATGAAATTGCAAGTTATGTAAATCTAATGATAGATAAAACAGATAAAAATTACATAACAAAAGATGATGTATTTATGGTTTGGTGTTGCAAAACACTCCAAAATAATAAAGCATTATTAAGTACAACTTTACCTGATGGAATGTACTACGAATGTACATATAATGGAGATAAAAAAGAAATGTACATAGATGCTTATAAGAAATGGGAGAATTACAAAGTTGTTAAGGAGGAAAAATAAATAATGAGAAAATTAAGTACTATTCAAAAAAGAGAAAAATTAAACGATGTTTACGCAGCAGATGAAATAGGTCCAGGAGGGGCAAATCATAGATATATAATTTGCAAAGAAGGTGAAACTTGTTGGTGTGATGGAAGTAATTTTATAGGTGTTGTAGCTGAGATACTTTTACAACGTGGACCAAGAAAAGATAAGAACTCACAACATGGAGTAATAGATACAGATTTACTAGAAATAGTGAGAGATAGAATGAAAGCTTTTCAAGCTGGACCATTCGCCAGTGAATACAATGAAAAAGCATTAGAACATATAGAATGGGCTTTAATGTATCTTAATCGTAGAGTTGAAGATAGAATAGAAAGAAATGTTTTAGGAAAAAACGAGAAATAGGGATTAAAAAATGGATACTAGAATACCATACAGAGAAAGATATATCAGAAAAGTGGAAAGCTTATTTGGCAAATCAAGAGAATATATTTGTTTTTCAGATGATACTTATAAAGAATTTGTAGAATTTATTAATAATTTAAAAGGAATACCGAAGAAAAATAGATTAATAAATAAAATGAGAGATTATAGAAAAGGTTTAAGATAGGTTTACATAATTCAACCTTCTAAAATCAATTCTAAGGTACTTGTAAAAAGTCCCTTGATAGTTTATACATTTGGAAATAAATAGAAATTACATAAAGGATGATTAAATGGAAAAATTATTTAATTTTGTATCATTACCTTGTGATGCTATAGAAGTTAAAGTAATAAAAAGACCAAAACAGAAACCTTTAAAGAAACTAAAATTAAATGGTGCTACTTATTATTTATCTGAAGATGATGAAAATTATTATACTTTCATATATAAAAGTTTCACTAAGGATAAAGCAAAAAGCCAAGTAGCAGCCAGTATATTCAACAAAGCAAAGTGTAAAAATGCAGATTGGTTTGAGTTAGCTCAATTATACAACGATAAGATAAATGAGTATAATCACAAATCTTATGTGCATAGTCAATATATCACAGATACAATATTGACTGAAATATATAAATTAACAAGATAATAAAAGCCCGAGAGGGCTTATTTTTATGCTCCGAAACGAGGGTAAACTAAGTACTTTGGGGGCTAGTACTTCGAGGGACTAAATTCTTATTTAAATACTATGAGGGCTAGTACTTCATGGGGAAAGAGGTAAAAATGATAATCAAAAAAGATTTGTTAGAAAAATTAAACGATATAGATGAAACTGCCGATGTTACTGAAGTTTTAAAAGGGATTGATGGAATAGCAGAAGTTAAAGAAATACCTTTTGATGTTAACAAATTAACTGTTGAAGATTATAAAAATATCCTTGAAACAAATAAAGCAATACAAGGATATAACCAATCTCAATTAGACAGTGCAGTATCTAAAGGAGTTGAAAGTTTTAAAACTAAAAAGATGCCAGGAATTATAGAAAGTGAAATAAAAAAGGCAACTGCTCCAAAACACGAAACTCCTGAACAAAAGGCTCAAAGAGAACAAATGGAAGCTATGGAAACAAGACTTAAAGAAATGGAAGAAAAAAATGCTGCAACAGAAAAGAAAAATGCAGAGAATGAAGCTAAGTTAGCTCATGAAGGTAGAATCAAAGAAAGTCGTACTTATCTAGCAGAAATGAAATATCCAAAACAAGTCGAAAATTTCTTAGAGTTTGTAGTTGGTGAGGATATGGATATCAGTAAACAGAATATAGATAAATTAGCTAATGCATTTAGCGAATACGGACAAGAAGTCCTTAAAACTGATATGACAAATAATCCGTTTAATCCTAGTGGTGGGGGAAATGGAGATTCTGTTGATCCTGTTCAAGCTCAAGTAAATCAAATTTTAGGCTTGTCATAAAAATAAATTAATTAGGAGGTGTTTAGCATGGCTAACACAATATCATATGCTCAAATTTTACAAAATGCATTAGACAAACAAATGGTACATGAATCATTGACAGGCTGGATGGATGCCAATGCAGGTCAAGTTAAATATAACGGTGGTAAAGAAGTTAAAATACCTCAATTATCAATGGACGGACTTGCTAACTATGACAGACAAGCTGATAGTGGATATACTAAAGGATCTATCAAATACGAATACAAAACTTACACAATGACACAAGATAGAGGACGTAAATTCCAAATAGATTCTCAAGATGTTGATGAAACTAACTTTGTATTAACAGCAACAACAATCATGGGTGAATTTCAAAGAACTAAAGTTATACCTGAAGTAGATGCTTATAGATTAAGTAAATTAGCAACAACTGCTATGGGTGTAGCTAATGATGAAAATGTAGAATATGGATATACTGTAGCAAATTCAACTGTTATAGCTAAAATAAAAAAAGGTATAAAAACATTAAGAGAAAAATGCCATAATGGAACACTAGTTATTATGTGTAACTATGATACACAACTAGCTATAGAAGAAGCTGCATTAGGTAAATTAGCATCTGTATCTTTTTCTCAAGGTGGAATAAACACTAAAGTTCCAGCTATTGATGGATGCCCAATTATACCAGTTCCACAAAATAGATTATACAGTGCAATACAATTATATGATGGTTCGACTAGTGGTCAAACTACTGGCGGATACATTAAAGCAACTTCTGGATTAGATGTTAACTTTTTAATCATGCCTTTAGATTTACCTTTAGCAGTAACTAAACAAGATATCATGAGAATATTTGACCCTGAAACTAACCAAAGTGCAAATGCATGGGCTATGGACTACAGAAGATACCATGATTTATGGGTATTAGAAAGCAAAAAAGAGGGGGTATATGCTAATATAAAAGATGCAAAACCTACTCAATCTGAAAGTCATTAGTTTGATCCTTTCATGTTTGAAATAAAAAAAGAAAACGTTCATAGAACAGTAGAAACCATAGAACAGGCAAAAAAATATATTGCTGAAGGTTATGAATTAGTTCAAAATATCGACAACTCAGAGGAAAAATCCGAAATAATAGATTTAGATTCTTTAAAATATAATGAGTTAAAGAATTTAGCTAAAGAAAAAAAAGTTAAAGGCTATACAACACTGACAAAATCAGATTTAGTTAAAATTTTAAAGGAGTTGGTTTAAATGGCTGACTTCGATTTAATATTAAAAGAAAAGTTTCCTAATGAAAGTGAATCAAGTTTAGTCATTCATAAGCAACTAGCAACTCAAAAGCTATTACTTTATTTTAAGAATAGACTTAATAGAACTATAACAGCTGAACAATTAGAAACAGAGTATCAACCTGCTCTGTTTCTTTTAATTTCAAATGCAGTTAATTATTCAAGTATGAGAGGTGTCAAATCAATTTCTCAAGGAAATAAGAAAACTACATTTGATGAAAGTGTTAGTTCTAGCGGTGCTTATGATATAACTAACGAGATCAAGGAACTTTTACCTGTAGCAGTAGTTAAATTGAGAGGTTAGGTGGTAAATGTGTTCGGATATAACGAAGACAGTGCAACTTTGTTTAATGTATCTATAGATGAAAACAGAAAACCGATTTATCATCGAACTTTTTTAAATAGTATAGATTGGCAACAGGCTACAGGGGTAAAATTTTTAAAGACAACTGGCTCATCTGCGGATATAGATAATAAAATATTAGTTTTTGTAAATTATGGGACTTATGAAGGTAAAACTTACATAGGTCCTAAAGAATTTAGTAAACTTGAAGATAAAAGTAATTATTATACATTCAACGAAGGAGAAGATATTCTCTTAAAAGGAATACATGACATTGAAATTACAAATTCTCAAGAGTTTAATGATATTCAAAAAAACTATGATGATGTAGTTAAAATCATCAATGTTACTAAGTGTGAATTAACAAAACACTTTGAACTAGGATGTGAGTAAAATGGCAACTTTAAAAGCAAAAGTTACTGTTAATATAGACTATGACAAAATTGTAAATCAAAGTAAATTAAATAGAGCGCAAAAACAACTCGTAAACCTAGTAAGAACAAAAGCTGACTCATACGTACCTTATTTATCAGGAGATTTAAAAAATACTGCTCAAGAAAACAAAAAAAGCATTGTATATGCTCCTTATCATGGTGGTACAAAATCTTATGCTGCTATTAACTACTATACTAACAGAGGTATGGGTAGAGAAGGTTTAAACCGCGGTGGCAAAAGGGGTAAACAATGGATAAATCGTATGTGGGTTAATGAAGGAGATGCAATAGTAAATGAAATTGCAAATACAATAGGAGGGAAAGCAAGTAAATGACAATTAGTTTAGATAAAATAGAAAATAGAACTATTACAGATAAAATAATAGAATTTTTCTTAAAATGCCCTCTAATAGACGATAAATCTCCTATTTCTGCTGATTACATAGGTGATGAAATAGGCACTTACTCAGTAGATGGTTCGCCTTCGGAAACTATTTTAAAATCTTATATTGATGGTTCTACAGAACGACAATTAATTTTTGATTTTACTAGTAGAGAAAGTGTTGAGGCATACAACAATGAGAAAAATATTACTTTTTATGAAAAATTAGCCGAATGGGTAGAAACTCAAAATAATGAAGGTGTTTTACCTGAGTTAAGTTATCCTTTAATAGCTGAACAAATAAAAGTATTAACTCATGGCTATGTTGAACAAATGAGCGCAAATAAAGCAATTTATGTTATTCAAATGAAATTAGTGTACACTAAAATAGCTGAATAGGAGGTTGAAATTATGGCATTAAAAAGAAAAGATTTTGCAGATTATCTTAATACTGCAGCAAAAGATACTGATGCATCATATGCTTTACTTGGTTATGGAGTTGAAAGTTTAGACGAAGAACCAGGTGCACAAACTGATACAACTTGTTACATAAATGATGAAACATCATCTACAACAGTAACAAAATACGAAACACAATTTCCTTATACTTCTGAAATTATAATGGAACAAGAAGCAATAAAAAGTTTATATTTAACTGGTAGAAATCATGAAACTGGGACAGATGCAGAAAGAGATTATGTTCGTGTAGATATGTTTGATCCTGTATCAGGAAGCGAAGGAACTTATCAAGCAAGAAAGTTTAGAGTTGCAAATGAAGTTTCAAAATTCTCTGGTGAAGGTGGAGAAAAGATGAAAGTTGAAGGAGTTTTACATGCTATAGGAGATCCTATTCAAGGAACTTTCAATGTTACAACAAAAACTTTTACAGCAACTCAAGCAGCAACTCAAAGTGTAACTAACTAAAAAAATTAGGGAGGTTAAAATATGAATGATTATACAAAATTTAATATATTAGGTGTGGAATTAGAATTTGATTTTTTAGATTTAGATGAAAAAGAATTTTTTGAATCAGTTTTTTCAGAAACAAACAATAAAATATCAGAAGTAGCTAAAGATGATAAAGATTTTCCTATTGAAAGTGCTAGAAAATATTGTGAAAGCATAATTGGCTTGTTTGAAGAATTGTTCGGTGAGGAAAAAACTTATGATATTTTTTCAGGTAAATGCAATTTAATGAAATGTACTACAGCTATAAAGGAATTAACAAAAGCTAAATTAGAACAAGATAAAGCATTTACAACAGAATTAAAATCTGTTACTACTATTTCTGAAGAAGTATTCGGAGAGGAAGAAATTTCTCTTAATAGACAACAACGTAGAGCTATTGAAAGAAATAAGAAAAAATATAACTAATGAGTATAAGTATTTTAACCGATTTTTTACCTATTGAAGTTGAAATAGAAGGAGTGCGATATCCAATTAACTGGGATTTTCGCACTTCTATTTTATTTGAACAGTTAATGTTAAATAATAATATTAGTGAAAAAGAAAAATCAGATGAGGCTCTACAACTATATTATGGTTATGAAATAGATACAATTAAATATATTAATAATAATAATATTAATCAATTTGTTGAAGAAATGTTATTATTTTATAAGTGTGGGAAAAAAATTATTAGTACTAACGAAGATTCAGAAAAGAGCGAAAACTCTAGTAAAAATGAAACTATCTATAGCTTTGAACATGATGATTTTTACATTTATAGTGCATTTATGCATGATTATCACATTGATTTACAAGATATTGAAGGATTACACTGGTGGAAATTTAAAGCATTATTTAATTCTTTATCAAGTGATTGTAAATTCATAAAAATATTAGAATATAGAAGTATTGATTTATCTGAGATACAAGATAAACAACAAAAGAATTTCTATAGAAAAATGAAAAAACTTTATGCTTTACCTCAGTCATTAGAGGAAAAGGAAAAACAAGCATTAATAACAGAAATGCTATTGAAAGGTGAAGATCCTAGAGAATTATTAAGACAATAGTTAGGTTTTGTACTATAATATTATTATAGGGGGGAATATAGCATGAGAAGAAACTCGGGGTCCAATATGAAAAACATTTTTATTGTAATA